CTTTCCTAAGACAATATTCGAAAAAAACAATTTAAATTTTGTATTTATATATATAACAAACAAGAATGGCAGGTGGATTACTAAATCTTGTCGCAGAAGGAGCAAACAACACAATCATACAAGGAGGTGACAATCAAAAAACACTGTTTCGAGCAACATATAAAAAAATTACAAACTTTGGACTCCAAAAGTTTCGCATCGATTATGACGGACAGCGGAGCTTGCGAACCGCCGAGGCATCTGTCTTCTCGTTCAAGATGCCGCGTTACGCCGAGTTGTTAATGGATACCTACGTAGTGATTACATTGCCCCATATATGGAGTCCAATCTATCATCCATGCATTGAGACAAACAACAAATGGGGTGCCTATGATTTTAGATGGATCCGAGACATTGGCTCGCACATTATAAAAGAGATCGAGGTCAAATGTGGAAACTTCACTTTGCAGAAATACTCGGGCGAATATTTAGCCGCAATGGTTGAACGCGATTTCAGCGAGGCCAAAAAAAAACTGTTCTACCAAATGACTGGCAACGTGGAAGAGTTTTATGATCCAGCAAACAGTTTTGGTCGTGCAAACACCTATCCATCCGCCTATTACACCGGCACCAATTTGGGCAGCGAACCCTCGATTCGTGGTAGAAATCTCTATATACCCATTAACGCATGGTTCACAATGGACAGCAAATGTGCGTTTCCAATGGCGGCCTTGCAATATAATGAACTTGTCATCAATGTCACACTAAGGCCCATTGAAGAACTCTTCCAGGTGAGAGACGTGTTTGATATAGTGAACGATTTTCCATATGTCCGTCCAGATTTGACAGAAGAACGATTCAATATATACCGATTTTTACAAACGCCCCCTGCAGTCAACATAAGCCGAGAGAATTATCAGAACACCACAAATACTTGGGATGCAGACGTTCATTTATTGGCAACCTATTGTTTTCTCTCGAAGGAGGAGACAAAAACATTCACAGCAGAGAATCAGGTGTATCTCATCAAAGACGTGTTTGAGTACAATTATGAAAACATCACTGGAGCAAAAAAGGTGAAAGTACAGTCTACCGGCATGGTTTCGAACTGGATGTGGTACTTGCAGCGGAATGACGTGTTTTTGCGAAATGAGTGGAGCAATTATACGAATTGGCCTTATCGGACGATTCCGAGCGATATTCGACCCGCACCCATTCTAGGAACCGATATAAACTTTTATTTAGATGAAGACATCGATCAGATACCAGTCGGTCCGTGGATCAATCCGGATGGTCAAAACACCGGTTATTTCGTTAGCGGAGAATTCACCGTCGAAAACAAAAAAGAGATTCTCGAAACCATGGGGATCCTCTTTAACGGCGAATATCGCGAAAATCTCATGCCAAGAGAGGTCTACGAGTATGTAGAGAAATACACCCGGACGAAAGGGTTTGCCAGTAACGGCATATACTGCTACAATTTTTGTTTGAACTCGGATTCGTCGGAATATCAACCTACCGGTGCGATCAATCTCTCCAAATTCAAAACGATCGAGCTCGAAATCAACACGTTTGTCCCACTCTTCGATTTGCAAAACAACAATTTCCAAATCACTTGTAACCAAGAAGGCGATGTGATTGCTACAAACTCGCCTACCTGGCGGTTATTCGAGTATAGTTATAACATGAAACTGTTTGAAGAAAGATACAACGTGTTGTCTTTCGTTGGTGGTTATTGTGGACTTTTATATGCCAAGTAAAAATATATAATGGCAACCAAGTGGCTTAAACAAGTAAATGATACACATAATGATCGGGACATCGGTGATATTAATAACGATGATGATATTGAACCATTGGACACCGATGATGATATTGGCACCGATGATGATAGTGACACCGATGATGATGTTGATGTTGAACCATTGGACACAATTACTGGCAGTGGTTTTGATAATATCAAGGGACTTTCGATCAATAAAGAAAACAATAAGAAGAACAGAAAGAAGAAAAAGAAGAAAAACGACATGCCAACTGTTTGGAAGATAATAAAGAAATGTGTTTTGGCATTGGCGTCTTTGTATTTAGCATACAATCTGATTTTTAATATCACCGACGGAGATGTGGAAATCCCCAAAATAAATGATGGCAACAACGCAATCACAATGTTGTTTACAAAAATCGTGAACTTTGTAACAACCTGCATCGCCGGGGTATTGAACTTTACAAAAAACATCACGTCCTATTTCGGATACAAAACCATTTTTATCCTCTTCTTGGTGGTTTCCAATCTACTATTGAGACCCTTTCTCTCAAACATCATCCGGTTTTTTAAAGGATTGTCGAAACAGAAATCAAAGAACATAATTCGATATCTGTTTTTGAATTTTAAGAAACAAAACAAGCTTATCTCAGTTTTGTTCTTTTTCTTTTTATTAAAGGCGATTTACACATTGGCTACAGAGAAAAGTGGTCCAATCACTGCGTTTTTTGTCGCAAATCCGTTTTTGTCTTTGTTGGCATTGTTTTTGTATGTCGTGTTTTTGTACCCAATCACGATTCCATTAGCATCTTTTGCAATCTATTGTGTACTCATTTATTATTGTTTTTTTACGATGATCCATAAATATTTCGCCGGATCACTCGGACCGCAATATTCAAATGCGTCTTCGTTCTCCGAATTGCTCACCATGATTACCGATCTTATCAACAATGGCACCAGTGGAATCAAAGACCTCCACTACATATACTTGTTCGCTATTCTCCTGTCATTGATCCCCATGATTGCAAAAATCCATTCAGGTCATTTGCAGACAGGATTGTCGGTGATATTAACGGCATTGTTGTCTCTCTGTTTGGTTCTCAAGTATCCTGACATTTATGATAAGATTTCTTCATTTTTTAGCTCGTTATTCATCAAGTAACATCAATGCCATGGCTGCATAATTGTGTAGATCAATCAGGGTGTCGCGGATGCCCTCGTCGTTCACGAGATTTACACCGTTCTTGGTGATCGACATCGATCGCTGCAACTTGTCTTCGATTCGCATCAGTACTCCAATCACTCCATATTTGGCAAAGGCGTCGCCATAATCAATGTTTTTTTTCGTAAATAGCTCCAATGCCTCGGCCTGGACCTTTTTCATTTGTTCTACGCGATTTGTCATCCTTTTTATATAATAATTTATCCAAAAATCTGTTTATATTATTATATCATCGATTCATCTAACTGAAAGAGCGGCACCGACTTCGACGATTCTCCCAACATGGGTCGAGGGACAGAAGGCTTTTGTGTTGTGGTCAACATTTTTTGCAATTGCAAGTTGATATTTTCGAGCTCGGTTATGCGTTCTTGATACACGCGGATCTGCTCCCCCTGCTTCGTCAACATATCGGCAATCTGAGTCATTGTCATGGCAACCGGCGGCTTCCCTGGTTCATTCAACATGATTTGTCCATTCTTCTCCGCCTCTGCTTGCATCATCCTGTTGCGTTCTGCCTCAATCTCGGCAATCTGTTTCAACACATCGGGCTTCATTTTCACATCACCAGGTTCATACTTCTCGAGCATCGGATCGATGTCTTCCATGAAAAACTTTTTAATACTCGATTCTTTCTCCAATCGAATGAAGTCCGACACCTTCTTCGGCGACTCCTTTACATAATCGGGATGAGGGTTGTCCAAGAGTTTTCGCTTGTCAAATGTGTTTTGTTCATGGGAGAAACACAAGATTGTCTTCATCGGATCCAATTGGACAAATGGGATCGTATACCCTTTCAAAAACTCTCTCTCCTCCGCGACCGCTGCGTGGTCTTGGTATCGCGTTTGCTTCAAGAGTTCCGCACGAAATGCGAATGTCCCTGCGGTTGCGTGGCTCGGTCCGTATGGCCCGAACTGGATCATTTTCTTGATGTGTTTGAAGTAAATGTAGATCTCACTGGATCCCGCACACAATGCGTGTTTGTTCTCCATTAATGTTTCTACCGCATGAGATACACGCTCGGGTGGATAATAATCGTCGTCGTCCATGTAGACAATCATGGTTCCAGTGGCTTTGCTGTGCATGTAGTTGCGTTTTTCGCCCAGAGATACCTTTTTAGGCAATTCGAAGTATTTGATCTGGGTGATGCCGGACTTGTCCACCAGGTCTTTGATCTTGTCTGTGCCGTCGTCGACGATGATCCATTCAATGCGGTCTTTCGGATACGTTTGGTTCTTGAAACATTCGAACAGTGTTGGGAAAAACGGGCGGCGATTGAATGTCGGTGTACAGATACTCACTTTGGGATAGTATTTTTTCGTCAACGTGGGAGTATAATTTGTACTATGTTGCTTTGCTTTTACCATATTTATGTATATCTTTCTTTTTTTGTTTATATTGTTTTTTTTGGTCAATGATTCCTCTCGATAATTTTTATCTAGATTCTATATATACAAAAAATGAGCAAATCAGAACAAGGTGTTTGTATTGATTTCAATAATAATAACACACTAAAACTTCCAATGGGTATTCGTAAATCATTGTGGGCTCATTTGACAGCCAACAACAAAGCAGAAAAAACAGACAAATTTGACATTGCCGTTGTCAAGGATGAAGTGTCGGAAACTTATAACTATATACTTATCGCGTTACAAAAAATCACTACTGATGAATATAATGAATATGAAAATGAAAAATTATTTGATATCATCGATTTTTATAACAAGTTTGCTATTGATGTAACAGATACTGATGTCGCAGATTTGAGAACTAAAATTGAATTTAAAATCTTAGAAATTTTCGATTCTGATTTATTAAAAGATATTATTGGAGACGAAGAACTTGATATTTCCACAAAGACAAAATTTGTAAATATAATTGATTGTATTAAAAACATTGATACGAAAAATAAAATCATTTGGCCAATGAAAGATCGGAAACAGTCGACCATCAGTATTGTCGAGATTTTGACAAACATACTAAAAACATATTCACGAGAACATGAATTATATAAACCATATAATAAACTTCTCGAACAAGTAGGAAACATGTTTGCAGATGTAGCTATACCAACGGTTGGTGAATCGTTTTTAGAATATTCCAATAAATTTATAGACACTCCTACTGAGTCTTCGTCAATTCATCCCCCTTTGTCAAACGAATCTTTACCTTCGACTGCAAGGTCAAACGAGTCTTCGCCTTCAACTGCAAGGTCAAACGAGTCTTCGCCTTCAACTACTGGTTCATCAGTAGATTCTTCTCGTTCACATTCACCGTCAGTAGATTCTTCTCGTTCACATTCACCGTCAGTAGATTCTTCGCCTTTTGACTTGAAAGAAGAAGAAGATAGTAAAGCGTCTCTCAAAGTAAAATCCAAAACTCAAGGGAATACTTTGAAAGCACCATTCAGTTTTGGTAAAAATAGAACAGGCATCATCGGCGGCAAGAAATCAAGAAGGAAACCGAAAAAGAAGAAGAGAACTATTCGTCGTCGAACTCGTCAATAACCACATCCTTCTTCACACTTCTGTCTAAATATCGATAGATTCGTTTAATATCGAGTTTATTGATGTCGTATGTCTCAAATATCTTCTCCAATGCATTCAACACATTCGTATCATTGATGATGTCTTGTCCTTTCTCCATGTAAAACAGTCGCATCTCGTGGAAAAATGAAATCAAATCCTTCTTGTCCATATCCATTTTTTGACACAGGTCGTAAATAAACTCAATGTTGTTATACTCCGTCGAATACTTCGTCAACACCTTCGTGAACCGTATCTCTGTGGGTGTCTCTTGTTTTGCAGATTTCCGTAAATGATACAGTCGATTGTTGTTAAAGGTCTTCATCAAACTACTCATTTCATTAAAATGCCATATCTGGTTTTGAAAAGTGATTCGATCAATATAATCGGAATAACAGATGTTCTCTAAGAATCGCAGATAGAATGGCAAGGATTGTTCCGCCTTCGCTGGTATCACATCCACGATGTTTTCGTGCCAAAGGAGAGCCACCGTGGTCCGATCCGTTTCGTTGATGATCGTGTTGTGGTCATCCATCTTGTAAGGATGCTCGATCAATGACTTTGTGATCTTCGTCGTGTCTTCGTTGAAGGTTTTCACATTCAGGATGTTCTGCAAGATATCCGAGTTTATCATGTCGGGTTTGCTGTCGTACAGCTTTTGTATGAATCCGAGCTTCCTCAGATCGCCCTTGGTATAGTTCTCGATGATCCCGACCTGCGAGTTGTCGATCTTGGGAAACATGGTGGTTATCAAACTCGTCATCTGTACGCTCGTCGGCGTCTTGATTTCAAAGACATTGCAGACCTTCATGAGCTCTTTGATTTTTTTATCAACGTTGTAGTTTCCAATGCAAATAATGGGGTTCAAAGTCATGTTTTCGAGTTTCTGTTTCTTTGTCTTCTTCTGGCGGATCAGTTTGATCAATGCGGTCAACCCACCCTTGTCGCCGCTGTTCATTCCGTCAATCTCGTCCATCACGATTGCGATCTTTTTAACGCGTTTGTGCATCAGGTCCAAGACATTGCACGATGAGATGGTGTTGCTTGTGATATTGTCGATCAATGCCTTGTTTCTCACGTCTCCTGCGTCGTAGTGAATCACGTCGTATTGCAGCCTTTTTAAAATCTCGGTCACAAAAGTTGTCTTGCCCACCCCGGACGATCCGTATATGTAAAATCCCTTTTTGAAATTCAGGTTTTTATGGTTTTTTTCAAAATTACCGAGTATCTCGCAAATCGCGGCTTCGGTTTCTGTTCTATTAAAAATCGTATTCATGCTTATTGTAAGTAATTAAGTTAACTTTAATTACAATAAAAATATATTATAATGTTCTGCGTTTGAACGCAATAAAGGTTAAGGAAACCCATGGTTTCCTTATGATCCTTCCTTTTACTCGCGTAGCTTACTCCCTCCTTATGATCCTTCCTTTTACTCGCGTAGCTTACTCCCTCCTTTTGATCCCCTCCTTTAAGGAAGGATCATAAGGAAACCTTGGTTTCCTTATTACTAACGGCCAAATCGACTGAAATCGGATGTCATTGCGATGTAGTTGCTTCCCTTCGGTTGTAACTTTCCATTGTACGAGTAGATGTCACTTGGTTTCGCGTTCGGCAAGGATGAGACGCCGGTTGTGTTGCTTCCTTGCCGATAATCGGATTGAGCACCGGTTTGGTAATTGGATGCACCGGATTGGGCACCCGATTGGTAACCTGTAGCACCATCACTGCTGCTGGTGTTCTGTGGACCATTATAGGATTGTTTGTATCCAGTGCGTTCTAATCCAAGGCGGTCTGCGGTTGATCCAAGCAAGTTGCCAGCGGCATCAAATGTTTTGCCAACGATATTACCTGCAGTATCAAATGTTTTGCCAACGATATT